CAAGATTCGCGCTCGTATAATGACCGAGGCAACTGTCGGTTGGGGCAAACTGGAAACAGGCGGCTTAATCGCGGAATCAACACTGGTTCCCGATGATGGCTTGCTGTATGTAGAAGACCTGTACGGCCTAACCAAAGTAGGCGAGGACGAGCTGATGGACACCGACGCCAATCTTCAAGCTTACATAGCTGATTCCTTCCGCATCGCCATTGCCACTGCTGAGAATACCGCTTTCGTTGTAGGCACCGGCCACGCGTTCCAACAGCCTAACGGCATTGCAGCGAATACCGATCTATTAACAGGCTTGGTCACTGGATGCGGTGTAGCTGCGGTAGGCGCATACGGTATCTCTTGGGCAACCGATGAAACCGTGCTCATTAACGACATCCTGAAGGCTGAGTACATGCTGCCCGCGCAGTATCGGAATGGGGCGGCTTGGTTATGGCACCCCACTACAGAGTATGAGGCAAGGCACTTGCAGGCCGCAGGCACCGGCGCGTACCTCTGGCAACCTTCGTTGCAGGTAGGAATGCCGAACCAATTTGACGGATTCCCCGTCCATAACTCCTCTGATCTGCACCCAACCACGACCAATATGTATGGCGTGGACGTGATCTTCGGCAACTTCAAGGAAGGGTATCTAATCCTTGACCGTCAGGGCATGACACTGCAAAGACTCGACGAACTATATGCAGAGGCCGGGCTGGTCGGATTCAAGGTTCACTTCCGCGTAGGCGGCGGCGTTATAAGAGCAAATGCCTTCCGGATTATCGTGAACGACAACTAACTCTGATGAGGCGGTGACGAAACCGACCTCCTATCAGAGAGAAAGAGGTAAACATAATGGTTATAAAACTAATGCCTGCACAAATGCACAGGGTGCACAATCCCTATTGGGGAGAGACAATAGCTTTTCAGGGCGCGGGCAGGCCGTGGAAAGTAGACACTACCCAGCAATTCCCCATCGGCACAGTGATCCAACTCGGCATAGATAAGTTTGTCTATGGCAAAGCGGCTGGGACTGTCCTTCCGAACTTCGGTGGCAAGGTCAAAGACCCGCAGACGGTATCTCAGGAAGTTCTCGGCGCTGCGGCTGACATCTATGCAACTACAATCACCTTGACACTGGACAGCACGGACGGCCCGACATATAACGGGCTGCTTCCTGAGAACTATCTGGCCGGTGGCAGGGTTGTGGTATTCCCCGCTGGAAATGACCCGGAGAACTTCCAGCGGACTATCCTCAGCAACACGGCGGTAACAGTCAACGGCGGTACTGCGACGTTCGATGTCACATTGGACGCTCCTATACCTATAGCGCTGACAACCTCAGACGTAGCAGAGGCTACTTGCAGCCCGTGGGCGGCAGTCGTGCCAAATACTTCAACCAAGCTGACGGACAACCTTTGCTCGGTTTGCGGTATACCTACATGCAAGGCAACGTCCGGTCAATTCCTCTGGTTCCAGATCGGCGGCATAATGTGGGTGTCACCGGATGCGGCCTGCGGCGCTGGCGCATCTAACCGCGATGTTCGATACAACGGTGACGGCTCTGTCTCCGATGGCGACGACACCAACACCATTGACATCGAGCAGCGTTGCGGATGGGTCGTGGCAAACGACAAGGGTGGAGGCCAGGGGGCTCCATTCATCATGATGGATCCAATGGTATAAGGTTAAGGTAAAGCACAAAGGCGGCGGTAATCAACTGCCGCCGCCTATTCTAAGAGGTGAGATATGGCAGTAACCAATGAATACGATATCAATGTAGCAGACAAGATAAAGAAAAACTTTTACGGTCTTTCGACTGACGTAAAACCTACAATGTCGCACCCATTAGCAGGAGCGTTTCCTGTAATAGGTTCTAGGTTTTTCGAGATAGACACAGGGAATACCTATGTGAATTACGATGGGGAAAACTGGGTGCTTAATCGGTGGGTAGACCCCGACCTGACTCCGATACTGCAAACTATAGCAGACACACTCACAAAGATACTTGAAGTTCTCTCGAAAGGTAAATAATGCGGGTTAAAGTTCTAAAGCCCTGGACGGGAACCAGAACAAATCGAGTTGGAGAGATTATTAATATACCCGATTACCTGGTAAAAAAATGGACAGAGGGCGGCTGGGTAGCGCCAGTAGAAAACAAACTAATGCCTCCCCCTGCCGAGAATAAGGCGACTGTCTCTATTAGTGGTGGCATTCCGGATGGCATGGAATTGCAAGAATCAATAACGACAGTATCTGAGACAATCTATACTCCGAAGCCCAGGCGCAAGATTAAACACCGCAAGAAGGCGGTAAAGAAATGAAGGTATCAGCCACCGAAAACAAACTGGCACCTTCAGTATTGAAGCACGCCAAGCGCGGCCAGCCGTGCGTTTACAAGAAAGTGACCTGCGCTTTCGACGGCGGGTGTGCGGACTGCAAGGTGTGGAAACAGAAAGAGCTAGAAATGCTCAGTAAGGACGACGGTCTATGACATTATCAGCTTATGCACTCGTAACCCGTAACCAAGCGAAGGCCATGTTGCAGCTCGACCAGGCGGCAACACTGAAGATTGACTCCGAGTATGTGGGCACCGGCAACGGCGCAAACGTAACCTTCACCCTAGACCATACACCGCTGGCCGGATCGCTGAAGGTGTGGGTTAATACCGGCGGCACACCTGCGCTACAAGTTGACCCTACTAACTATACCTATTCAACAGTGACGATAACCTTCGTTGTTGCGAGTACGCCTGCCAACGGCGCAATCGTGACCGCCTCTTATGACTATGCCGCCGCTACCGGCACGTTTGAAAGCTATGACGATGACCTACTGGACACGCTTATTAACTCGGCAACAGTAGAGGCCGAGAAGTATTGCGGACGGTGTTTCATGCCGCAGACGCTTACTGAGTCCCACTGGGGCAGGGACACTGAGACATTGAACCTCTACCGCCAGCCTGTTATTTCAATAACGTCAGTAGCTTATAAGGTAGTCGAGGCTAAGACGGGCAATGCTTCGACTGTGGCCTTCACACTTGGCAATACGCCGATGACCGGCACACTTACTGTTTACAAAGATGGAGTGTTACAGGCCACACCCGCAAACTACACGCTGACCGGTAAGGTTGTGACGTTCGGTGTCGCTCCTGCGTTATCAACAAAGCTGGTATTTAAGTACAGCACTGAGCTATTTCTTGGGGTTGACTTTGAAGATCACTCGGCGATAGGCCGCCTCACAGGACACGATTTCAGTAGCGCCTATGAGTACGTCGTGGTCTACATGTCAGGTTACTACGGCTCCGGCGCTACGCTCGCGCAGGTCCAGGCGCTTGTGCCCGCCGCTGTGCAGGCTGTCCTCACGGCGGTGAGCGTGTGGTGGGATAACCGTCAGGGATTGCATCCAATGGGGCTCGGAATGTCTGAGATGGTCCAGGGTCTACCCGCAGCGTCAAAGCGATTACTCGATACTCTAAGAGTGAGCGTCATATGAGAACAAGGCCGGTCAGGGTGACAATCATCGAGCGGGTGTCCGCGCGCACTTCCACTGGCGCTACTGTGGTTGAGAAGCCAGTCCAGACTCGCTATGCCACTATAAATCAACTCAGCACACAGGGACGGGCGATATATCAACAATTGAAGTCAGAGGCCACCTATGAGTTCTTATTCAGGGATACGCCGGATCCTGCCATTGATCTGGGCAAGCATCTTATCAGACATGGCTCGACTGATTACGAACCGTTGTCCCCCATGACAGTGAAGGACGGCTATATCACTATCCCCGCGAAGGAACTGTAATGCAACCGACGATGGACTGGACTTCCCTCTGGTGGGTCAGGCCGGAGGAGCTCATTCAACAGATAGACGATAGTATTCAGAAACGCATGACAGCGGCAGTTAATGTGGTCAAAACAGAAGCTATCCAGTTATTAAGTCAGCAGGGGACAGGTAGGCAATACAGGGTGCCTGGCACTAAGGATACATGGTACACAGCGTCCTCCCCTGGCCAACCTCCAGCTGTAGCAGTAGGTGACCTCAAGCGGTCTATCGATACTAATGTCTCAGATGACGGCTTAATAGGTGAAGTTGGAACGTCGAAGGATTACGGCATGATGTTACAATTTGGAACTCGTAATATTTTACCCCGTCCCTGGCTGGACGTGGCATTCAATAATAGCTTATATCAGATAGTAAATATCTTTTCAACTGCTTGGCTTGATTAAATCGGGGGATACATGACAGTAGACGTGCAGAAATCATTACTTGGTTATATATACACACTACTTACCGCCGATGCTACTTTAATGACGGCGTGCGGTGGAACTGTGCGACTCTATCCAGTATGGGCGGAACCCGATGCTGTGTTCCCTTATTTAGTGGATCGCATTGATTTTACAGGTTGGGTGAATGAGTATTCACCGATACGCAACGGGAAGTATCTCGTTGACCTTTGGAGTTATTCCCCAAATGCAGACTCAATCCTCGCTATCCGCAAAGAGGTATGCCGATTATTGAACGGGCTGAAGTTCACAACGGCTGAGGTCGATAATGCGAGGTTATGGTTACAGACAGACGGGTTTGTACCCGAATCGACACAAGGTATCTGGCATTACACTATGCAGTTCAATATATGGGTGTTAAATGGTGACGAAGATCGTCAACCCCTACACGATGATTTTTAGGAGGTTAAAATGGTAGCAAGAATCAAAGCATTAGCAGGCATGACTTTTAAATGGGACGGAACCACTGTTGCGGGACTAGAGGACATCGGGGAGATACCCGACGAGTGGGAGAGCGTAGAGAAGATGCTGCACGACACGGCGGGTCATTATCCGGAGCAGATCATCACGACTCGAAAGGGCGGCGAGATTAAATGTGCGGGTATCATGTTACCGGCTGACCCGGGACAGGTCAAGCTCGTGGCGGATTATGCCAGTGCGACTTCGCGGGCATGGATACGCGGAGCGCCGGACGGATCATGGACACAGAGCGGCATCGGATACGTTAAGTCATTCAAGCACGTCGGTAAGTCACCGAAGGATATTGACGCTATCGAGTTCAGTATCCTCATTGACGGCGAGCCCCTGTTTGCGTATGTCGCATCTGACGGACTCACAACTACATTCTTCTCGGTAACCGGCACCGGCGGAGCGGCTACCATCACACCAGCACCAGCTCAGGCAAGTCTTGAGTACAATGTCGGTCTGGTTGGTGGGTCAACGACATATTACATCACGCCGATAGCGGCAGCTGCTACCGCAGTGATTAAAGTCATTGATTCTCTGGGGGCCGAGCAGACGGTGATCAGTGGCGCAAACTCTACCGCCATAACAGCTCCGACCAACGGGATGCACACCGTCTATATCAGTGTGAAAGAGACCGGCAAGGTTGCCAAGATATACACACTGCATGTGGGCGAGCCTGTATAAATAAGGGTATTGAAGGGCGGGGGCGGGGGAATACTCTGCCCTTTATCTTTCGAGGGGGTTTTATGGATGTTGTCACAATAACTCTAGGGGATGGCAAGGAACGGCACCTCAAGATGACCATGCTCGGCATGAAGCGGTTTAAGGAAGCAATGGGCGTGCCGGTATCGGAAGCGGCTAAGTTACCGCCTGACGATGTTGCCGGGGCGATGTGCTGGGCTTGCCTTGTATGGGAGGAGCCAACCTTAACACTGGATGCTGTGCTGGCAATAATAGATGTGCGTCAATTAAACGACATTATGAAGGCTATCACAGAGGTGACAAATCTCCCTTTAGCGGACAGCCCGACGAGTGGCTAAAGCGCTGGGCGTTCGGGCGCATATCCCTCGGCCTTGCAGACGAAGAGTTCTGGAAACTTTCGTTATCCGAATTCAATGCCCTCGTAGAACGATACAATGTTGAGCAGAGCTTCGCTGATCTGAGGTCTGGCGTTATTAGTGCGGTGGTATTGAACGGACTGAAACCGCTAGCGCAATCGTGGGGTATGAAGTTTAAAAGAGACGAACCTTTTACTCCTTTCGACTTCGGGTTGCCGTTCCTTCAGGAACCAGAAGTAGAACCACATAAGAGTCAAGCACTACGGGAACACGACCTATTCTTGCACGTTCAAGCGATGAATAAAGCAATGGGCGGTAATTAAGAATGGCTGAAGCATTTGAATTAAAAGGCACTATCAAGATTGAAGGCGCCGAGGAAGTAGCAAAGGCCATACAATCTACGGCCGAAGAAGTTGATAAAGCTACAACTAAAATGGCCGATAGTTCCGAAAAGATGGCCTCTGAGTTTGACGCCAATACCGCTCAGGTTAATCGTGACTTTGACCAACTTGAGAAGAACATCACCAAGTCTGCTGCCAATATTGACGCAACACTGGCCAAGTCGTTTAAAAACATGACCATTGCCGGAGCTGCGATAACGGCGGCGATAACTGGGGCCGGTATTGCTGCTGCGGCCTCGGCTGATGATATAAACGATTGGTCGGTCAAGCTTGGTATATCCACTGGCGCTGTGCAAGAGTTGTCCTATATCGCCAAGCAGAACTCATTGGATATGTCCTCAATGGGCATGGCCATCAGGACACAGAACGAACTCATGGTGGACGCAGCAAGTGGGACGGATGCTGCTGTCGAGAGCCTATCCAAGTTGGGGTTATCATATTCATCTCTGGCGGGTATGAACCCCGAAGAGCAATTCTTTGCTATCGCTAATGCCATCAGCGGGTTAAACACAGCGCAAGAGCAATCGGCTGCGGCTACCGATATTTGGGGAGCCAGAGTCGGGCAGAACCTGTTGCCGATGATAGCGCAAGGCGCAGAGGGCATTCAGGGACTAAGGGACAGATACCAGGACTTGAATGCCGAGATGTCTCCTGAGAAACTTGCAAGTCTCCAAGATATGCATGATTCTTGGAATGATCTCACGACAGTTACGAAGGACTTTGCCAATACACTCGGTGCGATTGTTGCTCCTGCTGTAAAGTTTGTTTTTGGTGATATTCTGATTCCCGCTTTCAAAGCCGTGAAGACCGTTCTGGATTTAATTCCCAAGCCTCTAAAGGACACTACGGCGGGATTAACACTTGCAGTTGGAGGTTTCCTCTTATTAGCAGGTGGTATTGGCACAGTGATAACTAAAATGCCGATGTTAATTGGTAGTATCACGACGGGTATTACATTCTTGGGAAGTTTTGCAAGCGGGGCAATAGGTGGTGGCAGGGCTCTAATAGGTATGGCCGCCACTATGTTACGGACAGCAGCTTCGTTTGCAATCTATGTCGCTCGTCTCATTCCTTTAATCGTTGCTCAGGCATGGGCATGGGCTACTAACTGGCCACTGGGTACGCTATCCTTCATTGCTGGTATAGCGGCAGCAGGGGCAGCTATCTATGGCATAGTCAGGGCAGTTCAATCTGTCGGTGGGGAAGGTGGAACTCCCGAAGGTGCTGAGGCTGGCATAAGCGCGGCTTCCGGGGCGGCAACATCCGCGACTACAGCGGGAGGAGTAGCAGAGATACCGACATTGGACACCGGCGCATTTGTCCCGCGCAGGCCAGGCGGCACTATCGTAAGACTGGCGGCAGAAGTTGACGAATATGTTTTAAGGGCGGGTCAATTAGCATCTGGTTTCATAAATGGCCAGCCTGCATACGCAGGCGTCACTATTACTGGTAATACCTTTTATATCAGGGAAGAGGCCGATGTGCAAAAGATCGCTGAAGAACTCGATACCTTGATAAATCGCAAGGTGAGGAATGTATAATGGCGAATAGCCTTTATTTTAACGGGAACTACCTCGCAACCTACGGGGCATATCTATTGAAGGACTTTGTGGTTCCGTCCATGCCCACGCCGAAATTAAACACCTCTGAGGTTGTTGGACGGCATGGCGGGTACCTGCTAAATTCAAAGTACCAAATCAGGGATATCCCAGTGCCTATGCTTCTGAAGGGTTACGCTGACGCAGCAGCGTTCTACACGGCGATAGATAATTTAAATACCATCCTCGATATTCAACTCGGCCAGAAGCCGTTGATATTTGATTATAATCCGAATCGCTATCTAACGGCCATAGCATCCAGTAACTTCGATGCTAAGAAACTGTCGCTTGTGGCGGCAGATGCCAAGATAACCTTCAAGTGTGTTGACCCGTTCTGGTTCTCGACTACCCTGATCACATTTCCTACCGTACTAACAATTTCCCCTCAGCTTTTGAGTGTGACCCCGGGCGGCAATGTGGATATTGAACCAGTGATTACGATAACTACAAACGCTACTATCTCCATTGGCACGGAAATCAAGATTTACAATATCACAGCGAATCGATCTTTGATGTGGATAACCCCTGTTGAGTTGGCAGCAACTGATGTAATAATCATCGACTGCGCGACGTGGCTGGTTAAATACAATGGCATCGTATCGATGGCAACGCTAGACCACGGTTCTGTGTTCCCTGTATTGGTTCCGTCTGTGACTAATCTTATCAGGGTGACGGGCGTTCCCAATGGTTTAATCTCAATCGTTTACAGGAATAGGTATCTATGACCGCCGCTCGTGACCCCGCATGGCTGGGGCATTGCAGGTTGGGGCGGTTCCGATTAGGTCAAGGTCCTGTAGTCTATGATCGCACGCCTGCATATCACGTAGAGATTCGTTCTGCCGGTGGAGGGTCCGTCTTGTATTCCATGCCGAAGGATTTACTGGACGGCATGATTGAGGACATAGCTTCAGCTTGTGGCAGACTGGATATCTCCCTTGCGCCTAACGATAAGGCATGGCAAGCCATTCAATACGGACGCGAAGTTTGGCTGTATCACCAAGGGCAACTACAGAAGATATATGTCATACGCGGCATAACGCAGGTTCGGAAATGATAGACAAGTTATATGGATTCCAGGTTAATGATATTGGCGAACTGATAGTGCTTGATGTCACCGATCCCGCAGACATTATTATTAAAAGCAGACTCGCATTGGCTGGCAGTAATTCTCCTGTCATCGCAAAGGACGGATATCTATACGTCATAGATAATACGAACGGCAAGTTGTACGTATTGGATATTTCCGATATAGAGAATATATCCATAGTTGGCACACACACTGACAGTCATTTAATAAATGCTGTAAAAATGTGCATCAGTGGTAATTGGCTATTTGTCGCAGCAGGAGTACAACTTATAGCACCGCCATTCATGGGTCAACTATTGAAAATAGACATATCTAATAAAGCCAATCCCATCGGTAAAGGCATAATTAGTCTGCCTGGTTTAATGTCTATAAGTGCATACGGCGATTATCTGTGTGTACTAAAGCTTGATTCACCAACTATTCCAAGTTATTCAATACTATGTATTTATGACCAGAACTTTGTATTGAAAGATTCATTATCATTTGCTTATCCCACAGGCCTCGCCCTTGATTGTGCTAGAGATGGCGATCATTGCTGTGTAACAACCTTTGATGGTTCTTTCCCCATTGTGAATGTAACCGATCCGGAGAATATCGCTCTCTCAAGTAATAATAATATCTTCGCTGGGCTAGCCTACGGGATAAGCAAAGATGGCAATTTCTGTTATGTTGCTCTCCCTTCTGGTGAATTGGATGTTGTTGATGTAATAGACCCGACTGATCCGGCAGTAGTAGGCTCATTGACGGGGTTGGGAGTATCCATGTTTGTTTTTAAATATGGAAATTACTGTTACATCAGTGGTCTGGGATTCTCTATTGTAGATATTTCCACTCCCGACTCTCCGTCATTAGCGGGTAGCCTTGCAATACTTGGGGGGAACACTGTAGTTGTCTTCTATCCGGCAGCAGTTCCATATTCGTTTGAGGAAATAGGGACGGGCATATCGACAGGCGGAGAGATAGAAGGCTATCTGACTGTTTTAAATGATGACAGAATTGTTGGATTATTAGAACTTCCCCCTATGACAGTTGAAGACATCATAGAATTACTTTTGGATTATTCTTCAGCTCATGTGGCGGGTACGTTACTATTCGGCGGGATAGATACTGCGCTGAATAAAACACTAGAGATGAGCTTTAACAATAAAACAATCCTGGCCTGTATATTGGATATAGTAAAAATAATCGGCGGATATCTGACGGTCAGGCACGACCCAGCCGATCCCCATGTGCGCTACCTGTATTTGGAGGAATTAGAGGATGATTTAGGGCAGGAAGTGCGTATCGGCAAGAACCTAAAATCCATCAAGAAGGCTGCCGATTTCTCAGCCTTATGTACGCGCATGGTGCCGCTGGGGGATGGCGAGGGCAACGACCAACTCAATTTAACACTACTGAACGTAGCAAATGAGACGGCTACCCATTTAATTCCCGATGATACTTACGGATATATTAAACTCGGCACAGTAGCAGCGGGAACCTTATACCGATGTTATAAGGATTGGACGGCGGAAGGCGAGGTTCTACCGTCTCATATTACAATCCGCAAGGATACTGTAGACGATACGTCCAACTGGGTACAAGGCCCGGATGCCAGGCAACTCAGATGTGATATCGGCGATTATGATGTCGGAGCCGTGTATGATGTGAGTTAGCAACATGCCTACTCTCTAATAGCCGATACATACGATACTTAGAGACAGA